CTATTGTTTTCATCTCTTGCAAATTTAAAGCCCGTGACCTCTTCATCTTGTGTCTCGACTGAGCCGTCAGCCCAAAGCGTGGCTCTTATCTTGACCGGCTTTGGTGCCGAAACTGCCGTCGGCGCTTGTTTTTCAGGGGCAACTTTTTTCTCTTCAGATTTTTGGCCCGCTCCCAAGTTTGTTGGCAAAACTGGTGCGGGTTTCTCGCTCTCCGGCTTTTCCTTTTTTTGTTCGCTGGTTGTTATTGGTGTTGGCAATGGCGTCACGCCAGTAGTCGGGGCCGGGGGACGCGGTTTGACTGGTTTTTCTGCTGCTGGCGCCAACGGTTCCGGCGGTTTCGGCGGCCCAGCTTTTGGCGCGGCGGTTTGTTCGGGCGGTTTGGTTGCTGGCGTTTCAGGTGCCATAACCGATGCCGGTGGGCTTTTCTGCTCTTCTGGCTTGGCACCCGTGGCCAAATTTGTCGGCAACGGTTTTTCGGGAGTGGCTGGGGCATTCGCTGCCGGTTCAGCGCCAGTTTGTATATTCGTTGTTAATGGCTGTTGCGCCTGATTTTGTTTACTTTCACGCTTTTTTATTAGCTCCTGTAAGTGTGCATCTATCAGCGATTGCAGGTTATCGTTGCCTTCAACTTGCCCACGCGCCTGTGCCATCCGCTCCTCAATTTCCTTGGCAACATCGAAAAGGCCGTCTTTAAGCGCCTCATCATGAAGGATAGAGAGAGTTAGAATAAAAGACTCATCTACCTTTGTTTCGTTATTCAAAAGGTTTCTTAATGTCTCACGCTTTTTGTTTTTTTCGGCTTCTTGCTGCTTTTCTTGCAGCCCTTTTTCAGCTTCTTGCTGCCTTGCCGCACGCGCCTTTCGCATTCTTCTCAACTGGTCAACGGCAACCCCCATGACCTCTTTATCACGAATTCTAATCAATGAATCATCGAGGCGCCGTTCAATCTCATCGGCGAGTAAATGGTCGCCTTGTTCGATGGCTCTATCATAGAGATATTCCAAAGAAGCCACATAAGCAGCATCAACAATTTCTGGTTCTTCAGGCAGGAAACTCCATAAGTCATGGGATGGCCGTTGTTCTTGCTGTTGTTGTCCTGCCGGCTGCGCTTCAGGTGCTGGCTTCTGCGCCTCAGTCGCTGGCTGTCTTTGTTGAGCGAGATTTCCTTTTAATTTCGCCAGCTCTTCATGCCCCTGACGCAATTGTATCATGTGATTCAATAGCCTTTGGGCATTTTCGCGGGCCGTTTCGTCTGGAGCTTCTTCTACCCTTCTCCTCATCCGCTCTTCAAGTTCATTTGCTAATTGGAAATTCCCCGCATTTGTAGCTTTTCTGTGTTCATCGAATAATTCCAGAACGCCCATGTTGTTATAATCGGGCGGCGGCGGCGCTTGCGGTCTTTGTTCAACAGCGGGCGCCTGTTCAACGGGTTGTGCCTGTTCAGCAGGCCTATTCTCCTGCGCCGGCCTTGTGGCGGCTTGTTGTTTTTGAACCCGGTAAAGCGTTTCCTGCGCCTCGCGCATTTGCCTCATTGGTTCCAACATTTTCTGGGCAAGCTGGCGCTCCTCTGCGTCTGGGCTTTGCTCCGCTATTTCTCTCATTCGGGCTTCAGCCTCTTCCGCCAATGCGAAATCGTTTTGACTGAGCACCTTCTTGTACTCATCAAATAATTCTAACGCCCCCATCTTCCCAAAAACTGTTTGAGCTGGCGGTGGCGGCGGTTGTTCTTCAGGCGGGATGGCAGGCTTTTGAGCAGGCTCGGTGGGCTTTTGTTCCCCAGCTTTCAACGAAGTATCAATTGGCCCTTGGGATGGCTCAGTTTTAGGTTCGCCGGCTCCTTCAGCCACAATTCTAATTCGTGGCCGTTCTGGCTGAGGCATTCCTGGAGAAGTTACGCCTCTCTCCCTGAGGCTAGCCTCTATATCCTGACGCGCCTGTTTTTGTTTTTCATAATAATCATATCTCGCCTTCGTTAACTGTTTTGCGTGCTCCCTCAATTCCGGGGATTCACTTTGTCGAAGTTCATTTTCAAGCAATCCAGCGGTTTTGGTGTCGCCTTGCTCAAGCAAACCTGCATGAAGGCGAGATGCATATATTTTTTTGAATCCTGGACTTCCTGCATTGGAAAAAGCTTTATAAGTTACCCAACGCCACAAACGAAACATTTCTGGTGGCATTGCCCCAACAACTTTGGGCGGCAAGTTTGAAAATGTAAAAAATGCCTTATTGAGCGGTTTTTCAAAATCTTTAAATTCGGCAGCATTCTCAAAATCAGAAACGATTCCGAAATCACCGGGTTCTGCTTTGCCATTCTCAAGCCGCCATTTAGCAAGCGCATATTCTCTTGCTCGGTCACGCATTACATCATAAGCTTTAAATTCTTCATCCGTCATCCCCGGCAATATCTGCTCCATCCACGACTTTGCCCCTCCAGCCTGCCCCGGTTTTTTAGGGGCAGCAGTATGAAAAGCAGACGTCCCCGCAAAAAGCAAGTTAGCCGCCAATCCGCCCAGCCGTTCCACTTTCTCTTGTGGCGTTCCAGAAACTGATGCGTAACCAGCCGCTTGGGCGGATTCTGGTAGGTCTTTCAAAAGTGAATGCGCAAATAACCCAGCGATTACTCTTGGCGCCTGCCGCGTAATACCGCCCAAACCACCAACAAAACCCGCTGGGCTTGTAAAAATATCGAGCAGATTTTTGATAAGATTGATTGCACCAGCCGTATAGCCTGCCGCATCACTTGGTTTCTTGCGTGGTTGCGGCTCCCCAAATTTACCTTGCACCGCATTTGCCAATCTATCAGCAAATTTCTGAACCTGCTCTGCTTTTACATCTGGAACAAGCCTGTTAATAAGCCCATGAGATAATGCGGCTATCGCTCCCTCATTCAATTTCCGGTAGTTTTCCTCATCATCGGGGTCCCCTATCCATTCTCCTTCCGGTCTGCCGAAAAGTCCCGGCGCGACTCTTTGCGGAAATTCAAGGATTTTTTTATACAACGGCTTCTCCGGCGCGGCAGTCAGAATAGCCTCCCTAGGCCTGCCATCAGGGAACTTTTTCGCCTCAATGAACGCGGCTTCCTCAGGGCTGATTTCATCTTTTTGAATAATCTGCTTGTACAGGTTGTCCAAATCAGTCTTGGGTTCAGCCTGAGGCGTTACATCTTGCTGCACACCTTGCTGGTCTTCATCATCAGAAATGTAGAAGTCTGCCATACGCCCTGATTTCAATTAAGGTTTTACTTTGCGGAATTTGTGCGTCTTCGCATCCCACTGATAAATGATACCTGCAATGTTGTAGTTTTTGCCATCTACCAAATTGCCAGTATAAATTTCGCCACTAAGACGCATCGGCGGCACGACAGCCTGCTGGGCTGGAGTCGGTTCGGTTGTGTCCCTTATGAATTGCTGCGGTTTTCTAGGCTGTTGTGAAACCTGTTGGGCTTCCAATTGTTTTACGGCTAGTGCCGCAAGTGCATTGGTCTTGGCAGCATCCAGCAATGCTTGCTGGTACTCGGCTAGTATAAAGTTCCCTGGCGGTAAAGCCGCCGGCGCATTGGTCAGAACAGGCGCCAATAGCGCCTTTTGATATTCAAGTGGGAGCTTTGAAATCGGGTCAGCCAGCTCTGGTTGCATCAATGCCTCAAGCGCATTGGTTTTGGCGGTCGCTAATAGTGCCTGCCGGTATTTAAGTGGAAGGTCGGCAATCGGTTGAGGCAATGTTATCTGCCGTGGTGCCGACGCCTGCTTTGGCGCTGGCTGTTTTTCAAAAGCTGCCGCCAATGGATTGGGAATGGCGGGCATATATCCTTGGGGAGTTGGTATAATTGGTATCTTGGGGGATTTCTTGAGAGTATCAACCATCGGCTGAAGCTTGGCCAGTTCTTGGTTGATTTTGTCAAGCAACTGCGCGGGGTCAAATGCCGGCTCATACCTTGGTGTTGAATGGTCGAATGAAAATCCACTGTCACTGTACTTCACATTATAAGCCGGCCCACTGATAAGTTTGTGCTGCAATAGGCTCTTTTCCAAGTTTTTCCAAGCATTGGGGTCAAGGGCAAATTTGTCTTTTTCAACCGCGGCTTTCTCAATTGTATTCTTCAGATTGCCCAATTCATTGAAGGCATTGAGCACCTCGGCAGCAGAAGCTGCATTTTGATATTCTTGAGCCTTCTTTTTTCTGGCTGTGTTGATAAGCTCATTCCAGCGAGATTTATGCGCTTCAGTAGCCCACGGGAACATGCTTAACAATTGTTCCAATGTATATTCGCCCGTAGATGCCAAAGTATCGGCCTTGTTTATTTCGGCCAATGGGATTGGCTGGTTTTCTTGTTTGTTTTGCAGCATCTTCAGGTATTCATCCCGATATTGAGCAGCCGCTGCCGCCTGTTGCGCCGCGATGTCATTGCGTCGTTTCACTTCAGCCAATTGCGCCGCCCGTTCCTGGGCCTGAATGGCGTCCCAATCCTGTTGCCGCGCCAATTGCGCTGCCTGAAGCGATTCAGCCGCTGGTATTTGGCGAAGCTGCATAGCGGCGCTAAGAGCGCGGTAATAATCCTGCGCTTCCTGCTCTTGCTGCGCTCGCGCAATGTTCAGGATTGAAGCCTGCAGCGAATCTAATGATGAACCAAATGCCATAACCCGTTAATACTCCTCTTCTTCATTTGTTGGTGATAAGCCGAATAACGCGCCCAGAATCGGATTCATGGCGCCAGCGTATGCATTGTATAACCTTGCGAAATCAATGTTCCCCTTCTTTTTCGCCGTCTTGACTCCCGGATTGGTGGCTGTCAGGTAATCGGTCAAATCAGGATAATTGATGGGTTGATAATTATAAATCGGCGACGGCGGTAATGCCCCCAGAAATGCGAATGGATTAGACTGACGCGGCGTCGGGTAATTGGGGCCGTTGTCTGTTACACCGTAGAACGCATTGGCGAGGTCAATATTTGATATGCCGCCCAACTTGCTCAGGTAATCGCCCAAGAGCATCCTGCGCATTTGCGGTTCAAGCAAGTAATTGGCTGCTTGCCCAGTTCTCAATGCCTGCCGGCGGCCTGCCAGTTGGTTGCCCATTTCCTGAATACTCGCTATATCCCCACGCCGCGCCCCCATCAGTTGGCTGGCCAGGCCCGCTCGTTGCCCAAACTCACTCATAACATCGCCGCGAGTGAGGTTGGCCAGAGCCTCATCAATACCAAAGCGTTTATTTGCCAGCGAACCAATATCTTCTCTTTCAACCCCAAAAAGTTTATCGGTCAAGGCCTTTGTCAAATCTGCTGTGCGCAAGAAATTGGCTTCCTTTTTGCCGGCCAATTCTTTTGCAAGCGCAGTTTCGGCTTCCTGTTGGGCTTTCAAGGCCAACCTATCCGTCAATGAACCGCCCCCCATGCCCTGACTTGCGGCCATCGCCTTTAGGCCAGCCATTGCTTTCGCCTCAGCCAAATCAGTGGCAGCACGGGCGGATTGACCATATTCCTTGAGCAAATCCGCCAAACCTGATGATTCTTTGCCAATCAACCCGCGCATTTCACTGCCGTATCGTTCACGGCTATCAGCAAGTTGCTGGGTCAAATTGGCAAGGTTTTGATTCATTGTCTGGCCATACTGGTTGCGGAGGCCGGCTAGGTTGCCGCTCAGCCCGCTTATCAAACCTTCCATTTGCCCCTGATAAGCGTTCAACGGTGCCGCCAATTCATTGGCTAACTGGCCGGAGTAAACCCTGCCCATCCAGTCTGTTTCTTGTGCAGTATCCTTGTCGCCCTGCCCCAATCCCAAAGCCTTCAAGTACCGCGAAATGGCGCCTTCGTCTCCAGCGCGGATTTGATTCAAGGAACGCAGTCCGCCTGCCAACGCGGCGTCAATGGCCGGGTTTTTGGTGCGCCGAATGGTTGTGATGCCGGGGGCACCCCATTCCCCAAAACCGCCACCGGCACCGCCGCCTGCATTGCCAGATGGCTGATTTGGCTGGCCAGTAAGGAAATTGAAGTTGAACGGGTTATTGCGGCGTGCGATTTGTTCATTCGCCCAATTGACACCGCGCCCTAAGTCACCCCATTCATCAAATAATTTGGTGGCTGGATTCTTGTATGGGTTGGCTCTTCCCAACCATTGCCAGAAATCGTACTCAGATGTATTCCATGAGTTAGGCATAAATTATCTCCCGCCAGTGATTTGGCTTAACGTTCTCTTCATATAATTCTTGAAATCTTCCTGCCATTTTGTCAAGCTTGGGAAGCGTTTGAGCACATCATCCGGTAATTCAGGCGGCGCTGGTATTTCGTCTTCTTTCCATTCTCGTCCGCGCCCTATTGCTTCAATTGGCCGCAGGGGGCCTATGATGGTTTTGTCAGCCATATTATACTTTAATCTCAAGGTTGATGGCTGTCAAAAAACCGCTTCCGCCATAGGCATAGGTGTATTCGCCATTATTTTTGCCGCCCAAAGCTAATTGGATGTAGATGAATTGCCCTTTGATGTTCAATTGGCCTCGGCTGATGTCGTAACCTGGAGCCAATCCCGCTTGTTGATATTGTTGGCCCGTCCTCGTCTGCGGGCATTGGAATGGCGCAAATATCCAGTTCCGCCATGTTACACCGCAGTTTTCCTGATTCGGGTCAAGGGCAACATGCGAAGTGCCAATCCGCAAAGCCGCGTCAACCGGCGGATAAGTGTCTGGTATGGGGCACCCCTTCAGCCTATAAGCCGTCAGCAACTTGTCTTCAATCGGCGCTCCAAAATCAATCGGCCCGATGGTAACAATTGATTTATATCCGCCTTTTTCATAAATGCCTTGCGTTGTTTCTCTGGCCAAGCCATTGGTACTGGGTGGTGTCGCGTTCTCAGCCAGCAGATATTCGCGGCGCATTTTGGGGTCAAATTCCTTCAGGGTTTTATCATACGCAGATGCGCCGATGAATATTGCCCCCGTATTGCAATCGGCGCAAAATTGACTTTCAAAATCTGCGTCACCGAATGATGCGCACAATGAATCCTGGTAGGCTTCATTGGCCGAAAAGTAATTCTCAATTTCCATCCCGTCGAAAACAATCTTTTCATTATTGATGATGTAAGCCGGCGATGTTGATGCTGTTCTTTGGTAAGTCGGGATGCCTTCCTTGACGAAATTGAAATTGGCCGGGTCACAAATAGCTCTGCTCAAAAGAAAATCCTGCACGGTTATGCGGCGGTCGGGCAAATGATTACAGAATGCCGTGAAACCATAATCGCAGTAATAGGCGTAACTTTGCGCCGGCTTGAATACAAAGCACCATGTTGGATATGTCCGGTAGCTTTTGATGTAACTGAAAAAGACCTCGCCGGTATTGGCATTGAATCCGGCAGTATGCATGGCGCATGAATTATGCTGCATTTCTTCAACCATCTTTTTCGCGGCGACAGTCAGCCATTTGACAAGTTGCGGCTCCCTGTACCACGGCGCATACTCATAAACGCCATCGCGCCCCAAGTAATAGATTTGCTCGCCGGTTGATGCGATTAAGTATTTGTATGCGGGGCATTTGTGGCCATTTGCGTGCAAGTAAACGCTATCAACTCCAACCGGATTTTCGGATTGGCCGGTAAGACCGAGAGAATAAATCCCCCTGTTTGTAATCACAAACAGCCCCCCAGCCATTTCAACTGCGCTGTAAATGTCTTCGCCCGCCGGCAAGTCAATGTAACCGGCAATGCTGTCTTGTTTGGCCGGGTCAACTGAAATTGGTACGTTGTAGTCTGACCAAATAATGCGGTTTGCAAACCGGCGCCCGTCCATGTGAACGTTCATGTAAAACATCAACCCCTTGTAAGCGGCCAGAACAGCAACACGTTCAACTTTCAAAATCTTCCACAAATCCTCAATTTCCTCCAAGGCAGTTATCTGACAGCCATAATGTGGCTTGCCAATTTTGTAGCTCAGTACTTTGTCGAAGTTGTTTGTGAAAACCACGCAATCACCAATATTGCGAATCTCGAAGCGGGTTTGCATGTCCGCCCCACTGGGGCCGAAGCCATCGCCCAAAATGCGCCACTCGCCTGCGTATTCGTTTAACTCGTAGATGGCCTGTTGTGTCGCCGCGAACAAGTGCCTGCCCCCGCTTAAATCCGTGGCGCTGTGTAAAGCAGTGATGAATTGTTTCTCAGCTCTACGCTGCTTCAATTCGCTGCCGCAGGCCGCATTGGGCCATGTCAAAACATCCTCTGGCTTTGAGGGGGTGCCCTCATAGTGCACCATCAAATCCAGCATTTGGTCATGCAAATCTTGGTTTTTGAAATGGCCGGAATCGCGCAGCAACCTTTTCCAGCCGGGCATCCTCATGAGATTCCCGTAATTATCAAGGGTGAAATTGAGGCGGTATCGGACTGTATTCTGATATGCGAGGCCGGGCGCCGATGCCATGTCCAACTGGCCGGCGAGCGAATCAATTGATACAAATCTGCGCATAAACTCAACTGCAATTCATGCTTTGATATTCCACTTGTTGCACAAAAACATAATCCCTGTCGGAACGGATTTGGAAATTCTGGTAAAACACTTTCGCCTCAACAAAACCCAAATTGGCTAGATTCTCAAACCTCGTTACTTCGGTTGTGGTCTTGTTTATGCGAAAGACAAGCTTGCGCATTTGCGAATCTGGTACGCTGCCGGCATCAATCAATTGCCCGCCGCTTATCGGGCCGATTGGCGCATCGTAGCGGATTATTGTGTTCAAGCCCCATCCGGCTCTTACAACCGCAACGGTATCAGGGCAAAGTTCAACATAAACATCAACCGTCCCCTGACTGACGATTGTTTGAATCTCATTCTTGTATTGGGGGCAATCATAGGTTGATTTCGCGTAAATGGTTGATGTAGCCGGCCTAACATCCAGAATAATCGAGCCTTGGCACGGTTGTCCGCCGCCTGTTGCCCTTACATCAGCCTGGAAATTGCCAACCAACGGCGCGCAGGTTGCATCATAGACATACTTGATGCGCCACGCGAAATAAGCGTCGAAATAACTGCCGAGCACCCCCGCTGGCGGGTTCTGGGCTATTTCGGTTGCGTTAATTAGCACATAGCCATTCTGCACATCAGTTGCATTGACAACGTCGCTCTTAATCAGTAATTCCCCTGAATTGGTTATCAAATAGAGGGTGTAAGATGCGCCTTCAACAAGCGGCATGTTCGCCGGCGGATTGAATTTGAAAATGGTGAAAGGCCCCGTTGCCAGAACAGCGACAACCAAAGTAGCATTAGACGGCAAACATGGGGTCGGGGTTACATCATTTATTTCGGTTGAGTATTCGTTGCAACTTTCCTTTTGAACAGTGAACTTGTAAAAATAGGTCTGGCCATTTGTAAGGCCGGTATCCGTGTAATTGAAAACCGGCCCGCCCGTTGTGCCTGTGGAAATAATATCGGTCTCATTGAATTGCCCCCGTGTTTGAGAACGGTACAATTTGTACGTCCACCCTGAACCGACATTCATCCCCGTGATTTTAAGATAAACCTTTTGGTTGGCGGGCACGATTTCATTTTGGAAAACAACTTCAGGACAATCTTCAGGCGTATAATTAAGGCAGGGCAACTGGCAAAGCAGCGATGAGAACCCGCCGGCAATCATGCCGTTATCGGTGAACATCCAGCGGTAATTTGTCAAAAGAGCTTCTATCCATCGGAAAATTCCCATGAACTTTTCGCATAACGACCAGCCCCATTTCGGAATCAGGTCGCGCAAATCATTTGGTGTCTTTGGTAAAGCCATAACTAATTGCCTCTCTCATAACTCCATTCAATAACATACTTAACCTTTTCATCTATTATTTGCCAATTAGAATGGTCTTCTGTTAATTTCTTTATTGAAATGGTTATAGAGCCATACTGTTGCATAAAGGCATAATCAAGCAGGCCTGATGGTTTATTAGAAGGTTCTCTGAGTGTTAAGGTTAAATTGGCAGCTTTGCCGCTTTCAATCTTGCCATTTTGTGATTCAAAAGAAAGCAAAGTGAGACCATCACAAATGAAAATATCGCCGCTGCCGTTATTATCCTGTTTATCAATAAAGTTCTGATAAGAAATTAAAATCTCATTACTACTCATGCAACCCATTCCAATAACTCCATCATTCAAAATCCAAAAACCAACTTTCATTTCCAAAAGCGTATCCGGGCACAAAACAATTTTAATTTGAACCGCATTACCTGGGCTGTAATCAATATCGGTGTAATTAGGCCATTGAGATATATCCGATATATCTTGGGCGCCAGTAAGCCGCAAGGTAGCTCGAAAAGTTGAATTAAAGAAACCGATAATACTTGGCCTGCATCCTTGCGTTTGCGGCGGCAAAACATCAGTCACGGTTCTGCCAATAGCCGGCGGGCATTCGGCTGACATCGGGACTTCAACACGGAAACCATGATAATGATTAACCAAAATCCTCTGGACGATATTGCCGGCATTCCTTCCCCATGCATCAGTCAAATCAACTTCAAAATATCCATTGCTGGCATCTGTCGCTGTTATTAAATGTGATGTTATCAAGGCGGATGTTGAATTTTCATCGCCAGAATCATTGTAGTTGTAAACACTGGCCACGCGCCCCTCATAAAAGGCAGCATTTGCGCCCGGCGACACTCTGAGAATTGTATGCCTATCGCGCTCGGTCGCCGAGACAGTTAATTGCGCTGGGAGGCAGGGCTGGGTTTCAACGCCTGGCATATCGAGAATCTGGTCGGGGTACCCTGGGCGATGTCTGACAAACCGATAATAGTTGGGGCCTTCTGCTGGATTGGGGTCGTTGTAATGAACGTTGCCGTCCGGCGGTATGTTCCCGCTGTCAACGGGCGTGTCAGGGAAATTATTGGGGTCTGTGCTTTGGTAAATATCGTAAGTATCACCCGGCTGCGCATCTGGCACGTTAATGTCCACATCAATGCCGTCATTTGTCGGGGTTACATTGAAATTAGGCGGGGGAGCTAGGGTGCCATCATCGCCGCCCGTAGTTGTTTGAGCACAGGAAAGCTGGCAAACATCAAATAGGAATGAATCTGAGAAATGCCCATCCTGCTTGTACATCCATTCAAAAAACCGTGTGTACTTGTCCATCAGGTTAATAAGCCCGCCCTTGAATTGGTCGCACAATCGCCACTTCATTTGCGGCCTCAAATCTGACAGTATCTTTGGTAAAATTGGCGTTGGCATATCAATCCGCGTTGTTATTTGAATGGCACCCCCCGCCGGCCATCAAATCGGCGCAAAGGTCATTCCTGAATTGAGTAGTAAACGCCCCATTGGAATCGAATGCATAATTAAACCAACGGGTAACCAACAGCATCCACTTCAGAAAAGCAACAAGCACGGCGCACAAACTGGCGTCGCTTTCCGGTACTAATTGCCTGAGTTCCTTTGGTTTAACCGGACTCATAACCAGAACATACTGCCAGCTCCCAAGCCAGTCAAGATTATCTGGGGGCCAGCTTTTCAGCCATGCTTTTATCTTCCCAATACGGGTTTATGCCGCGTTCCAACAAAAATTTCTTTGCCAAGGCCCTGTTATGTTCCCGATGGGGTTTTGTTTCAGGCAAACTGACCTCCATCTGATGGGCTTCATGGTAAATCAGCCATTGCAAGCCTTTCCCGCCTGTTTCATCAATCAAAAGACGGATGATGTAATCCCAACATTCAGTGCCATACAGCATATCAGGGTACCTGTCTCTATTGGCAGCCCACCAGGCCGGTGTAATGGCAACTAAATCAACACCCGCTGAAACTCTCGTTGATGTCCTGACCAGCCTCTCATCCAACTCATCGAAGGGCATGGGATAATCCCGTTTCCAGAAATACAAGGCGCCGTGCTTCGGCAAATACATGCTGATATGATTGCCGATGCTCAATACCGGGGCATTATCGTTATTCCCAAAAATAAGCGTCTTTTGGTGCTTGGTAGCCTCGAAAAACCAGTCAAATACATCCTTGAGATAAAACAAAACCCTGCTATTTGGCGTCTCAAAAACGCGCTCGAATTGTCTATCCTCAACATATTGAATTGGCCAACCAGTCAATTTCGATACTTTCCCCCACTCAGCCAGCGCGAATTTAACCCGCCTTTCGTTGGTTTCATCAATATGCGCCGGCAAGACAATGACGCAATCATTCAGCAACTCTGCCCCCTCGGCCTTCAAATAATAATCTCTGGTATGCTTGTAGAATTCAATCAGCCTGTCCAATTGGCCTGAATACTCGTGGCTGGCTGTTTCTGAGCCTGCCCAATCGCCAAAAGAAACAAGGGCATCGTTGATGTAGTAAAATTGCCGGTACCTTTCAGCCGCCCGCAGCCAGATAAGCAAGTCGTTCCCAACCATCATGGTTGGTCTGCTCATGAATTGTGGTTTGTTCAGGTTTTCTGCCGCTTCCTTCAGGGTTTCTATGAGAAAATCGCGCCGGAACAAGCCCAGCCCAGGAGAAAGAGTAAGGTTGCCAGGCGTAAGTAAAAATGGCCAAAGACAATCCGAATGATAAAAGCCGGGGCGCGAATTGAGAATTGCCGCCGATGTTTTATCGTTAACAAGCCCGTGCTTGGTAAATCCCCAAAGATAAAAGCCGGCCTTGTCGTCTAAATGAAAATCCAAAGAACGCCACGCTGGTAAAAGGCAATCATCATCATGCAACAGCATGACCCACTTCGTCTGCGCGGCCTCAACGCCACGCAGCCATGCTTCATTATTCCCCTTGTCATCAGATATTGCTGTAATGATGGCCGCCGGCATTTCGCGTTTTATCCAATCCAAAACCGCCTGAGTTTGTGCATCCACAGCGCTGGCCGTCACCACAAGGTTCCGAACGCCAGCAGCCCGGCATGAATTAAAGGCCGCAGTCAATTTATCCGGCCTGCGGCACGTTGTAATCACAACTGTGATGTCATTGAGACCGTTGGGAGCATATTTGCGCAATTCGCCAAGGTAAAACTGGCGTGCCTGCCACCTGGCCACTTGAATGGCATATTTGTGGTTTTGATATCCGAAGATTTTCTCCAATGCTTCAGCCAGCCTTTTATCCGAATCATTTTGGCGCAAGCCGGCAAACATGGGTTGTACAACCATGTATTGGCGGATGGCGGATGCTATATCCTTGGTTTTCGCCTTCGCCCATAAACCGTTCCCGGCCCAGATTTCACCAGCCGGTTCAAGTTCATACGGTATTGAGATTGCGTTGAATTCGCAAAGATAATCGGCTTGGCCCCCATAGAAAATGCCGATAACAGGGCGCCCACATGCCAGTGCCTCAGCCGCCATCATTTCGTAGCCGCCTGTGGCAACGCTGATAAATGCGTCCAACCCCCAATACCAATTGCGCAATTGCTCGTCTGTGAGCATTTCCTCAATGAATACAATCCTTTTATCATCGAAAGCCTTCTTGTTTAAGACACCAGATGGCCAGATTTTAACCTGCAATTGAGGGCTACCCCGTAGGTCAGGCGAATAGATTTTCAATGGGAAAGCGAATTGGAAAGCCTTGATAATTTGCTCAATACCCTTGCGTTGTGCCCCGTGGGTAAGATTGGCGGCACAACCAAAAATATAACGCCCCCCATTATCGGGAGCTGCCGGTTTGAAAATCGGATTTATCTTGGGGGGCACCACGTAAATCGGCTTTTCAACACCAGCCGCGCTGAAGCATGTTGCGTTCCAATTGCTTGTTGTCAAAACAGCGTCGCAATCATTGAGAAATTTAACAGCCAACGGCGGCAGTCGTGTTGCCTCGTAGCAGGTGTAGTAAATCGTTCGCTTTCGATTATCGGGCGGAACGCTCAACGGGCCGATTATGAGTTCCCATCTTGCATCCGCAGGCGGGTCAGCAATCAATCCCTTGAACAATTCCGGCAGCCAATCTTCAACAACAGGCTTGGTTGGTTTGATGAAAACTTGCCAGCCATTCTTAATGAGATGTTCAACGCACCAAACACCAATCCTGCCCCAGCCAGTGTGCTTGTAAGGCTCGCAAACAACGGATATTGATTTCATCTTTTAAATGCGTTTCTTGATTTGAATGCCGTTTATGAAGTTAAGCGAGTCGTTAATAGCCATGCTAATGATTTTGAGCGCGTAACCGGCTTGAATCACAATGCCTGAAAATTTGGCGTAATGATGGTTTTCCTGGAGGTATGGCCCGTAAGGTATCAGGGGCGTGTTCAATTCAATCGCCTCGCCAGAAGCAACGACACTGTCATCAGAATCAATGACTTGCCAAGAATATTTGCCGCCGAGGTCAAAGCCCGGCTCAATCAACCTGCCAAAAACATACACATCATAAATCCCCGCCGGTAGGCCATAAATCATGAATGGATAATTATTGGGCGCCAAACTGAGACAGCCATTGGGCGCATATATTTTGAGTGTATTCAGGAAGATGTTTGGGTAATTTGCGTACAGTGTCGCCTTGAGTAGGAAATCTGCCGCGCTTGGCATTATCAAATAAACGCCCGGCAGAAAGTTGAATTTTGAATCGCGCAGGCTTGTAAAGCCGCTCCCATATCCATCTGGCAAGCCGGCATACGCAGGCGGACACGGCGGCGGCAAACCTGGATTCCAATAATCGCCATAATCACCAACTACAAGCGGGCCATATTGATAGCCCCAATCCCCCATATCTTTTTGGTTCGGGTCAGGCGTTGTTATCGGGCCGACTTTGCCATTGTACCCTTGGTAATGAATGATTCTGTCATTCTGCGAATAGCCGCCGGCAAGGGCGAAGTTCAGTAAACCAGAAAACTTGGATATTGAAGGCACGCAAAATCCTAATAACGCAGCCTCAGCCTTCTGGCGGGCAAGGGCCAACGCCTTTGAATCAGCATCTTCCTGGCTTACCAATGAAGTAGCTGTCGCGCTGGCAGTCACGGATTGGTCAGGGGATTCTGGGCATAAAGCCGTGTAGGTGCGCGTAGATGAGTAGGTGACCGGTTCTGGCGGCGATGTTTCAAAATCAATCAACGTGGTTGGGTTCGGGTCGGCATTTTGCGGCGGCCAATAATCCAAGCACCCGCAACCAGAACCACAATCATAATTGCGCACCACCATGTAATTGTCGTATGTAAGCCGATAGATACCAGATATATTATCGGCAGGCGGCACATAACCGTAGTTCAGGTCAAAAACAATTGAATCACCGCATTGTGGCGGAATAAAATGAAGGTTTTCTGAATCGAAGTCGTCAAAGAAAATCACTTGCCCATTGCTATCAACAAGCTTCACAGAATCCAACAAAGGCCCGAAGACAGTTATCCCCCCTAACATTGGCATTGCGGATATCTCAATTTTGAAAAGATGGCTTGCTCCGGTAAATGTAAGCTCGAATTCAGCGAAATCATCAAGCCAATCCAACAAAACAGTTTTCGCGGCGACTTCCTGCCCGTTTTCTTCCAAAACCCGAATTGTTACAGTATCAGTGCGCGGTTGCCGCTGGTTGCCTGCCAGCCGGACGGTGAGGGTGTAATTCTCGCCCAACCAACCCATCAACGATTCTTTGGTTTTCAAAGTGCCCCACCCGCTTGGGTCTGACCATGTTGGCGGGGTGCCACATAGGTCAACATAAAGACCGTTGCCGGGCAAAAAATCATAAAACTGGTTTGTTCCGTTCCCGATTAAATCAACAAGGCCCGAAATAACATCCCAATTTTTGAAGCCCGTATAATTCAACTGCGGCTGGCCGGCCAGCATAGTACCTTTGCCCGCTACAGAATAGCAATTGCCCCCGCACAAGGATGCCTTCAAACCATTCAGCCATTGCATGGCTTCAACTTCATTATTTGGAATTGCGTTGAGGTAAAACCCGCCACTGGCCACCCTCGTCATCAAATCATAATTATCGCCAAAGTTGCGCAAGCCCAACACCATGATAATCGAACCTTCGTCTTTAATTGAAGCGGCATAACTGGCCAAATCATCGCCGAAATTATTGAACCCGTCAGTTATCAGAATGTAAACGCGCCCAGATGCCGCGATATTGGCAGCCGCGAACGCATCCCGCGCCTTGCCCAGCATGGCGGCCAGATTTGTTTTTGTTGCCGTGCAAACAATGGATTTAACAAAGGCTGAAAGATTGTTTGAATTTGTCGTGAACCCGATTGACTCATCCAACCCGGAGAATATGGCCACTTGTTCCTGGCTGGAAAGGCAATTCAAAAACGCCTGCGCAGCAGCCCTCGCATATTGGATTTTGGTCGGAAAAGTGTTGCTGAAGCTTGCCCCCATCGAAATTGAATCATCAATAATAAGCGCATAATGATTGGGCACCACGCAATTCTGGCGCACCTCAAGCCGCGCCGCAGCCGTTAATTGCCCGTAACGCGCTGTTATTGTCGCAATGCCTTGCGCAACCCCGGTGGCCACACCTGAATTAACTCCGATTACAGCAATGTTCGGCGTTGCAGAAAAGAATTGAACGCCAGTTTCCAATGGTATTTCGATGCCGTTATCCAACAGAAATGCGGCGAAAGTAATTGATTTGTTGCGCGCGACAACGGCAACTTCAGGCTTGATGATTAAGCGCGCCGGCAGCTTTTGAACCGTTGGATTGCACGCCGGCTTCACCTCGCATTCATGTATATCTGGTTGAATTAGTTTCATGGCTCAATATTTTGATAATCGGCAATTTACATTCAGCTTCGTTGCCTGTGCACCATTTAATTGGTATCTCGCACCTGGATTTGGCGATGAGAAATTTAAAATTCACTGCGTTCAAGCTTCGCACGTGCTCTTGAACTTGCCTTGAAGAAACGAATGTACATTCTCCATTCATCGGTATCCTCCCCCCAATCGTTGACGCAATGTTTGGATTGCGTTGTAAAAAGCGCTGCTTTCAGTCGCATTCAGGCTGTCATGAAACGCGACAAATGAGTAGCGCCGCGTGGTGAACATGCGATGGCCCAGCGAGTAATGATTCTCACAATAAATCGGCAACGGCATTGTGCTTGGTACCGTGCCGCCGCTGCCCGTGCCGCTCACAAGCGTTTGGTGATTGGTCGCAGAGTTTGCGCGATAAACTGCGCTGCCACCGTAATACCGAACGAACGAAATGTAACCGGCCCACGCACTATTGGCCGCGCTGATGCGGCCTTGCCCTGCTGTTTGGTTCCACGTGTCCCAATAGGTGGTTCCAGAATAGGACACATAGCAGCTCATAACAGATGATGCGCTCGCAACAACACCGGCATCTTCCGTGGAACCGTCATTGCCATCATACACATAAATGGTGACGCCCGCGTTTGTGCTGCTCGAATACAACTGGGACGGAATTTGTCCCGTGCGCAAATGCTTGCTTGTGCCGTTGCCAACAAGCCCGTTGGCAGTTAAATCGCTCGCAACAAATCCAACATTCGTGAACGCACCGTAGGGGCCGCCCAATCCATTCGTGATTACCGGATTTGTCGAGCAAGCCAGGTTGTCAGTGAACACCGCGACAACATGCATTTTGCCAAGCAGCCCCTGCGTGCTTAGCTCATCGCAGAATTGGCTCACCGCCCAAGTGGTGTTACTACTCGGCCTATTCGTCGAGCCTGCTGTCGCGTCAATCCGCGCAAGCCAGTTTGTCACCCATGCATTCGTTGTCCAGCCACCGCCGCCTCCACCGCCCGCCGGCTGTCGCCCGATGAGCGAGAGAAACCCCGGGTCGCGCAGGCTGTTGGGCTGCGCACCGGCGCAAATGCAAAACGCAAAAAATGCCAGAAAAATCAGTGTTCTCATTGCTGTACTCCACCAACCAAAATGTTTGTCTCGCTGCTGCTGATGCCGATGAACGAAAATGCAATCCGCGCAATGCGTCCGTTGGTGAGCGTGACCGGCGAATTGAAAGTGTTGCTCGAAAGCGTTTGCCAGTTTGTTGGCCAGCTAATCGTTCGATTTGCCCCATTCGGGTAAATTGTGTAAGTGACGCTGATTTCAAAACCAGTTGTCAAGTTTGTCGCGCTCGAAAAATTCACGTTGTCCGCGCAAACAATGGAACGCGAGCTTGGCCCGTTAAAATCGAGAATGTAATTTGTCCCGTTGCTGTCGGGATTGTGTTGCGTGAGTTGATAGCGCACAGAGGAGTAGAGTTGCCCATTCGTCATCACATTCGCGGCGGTGTAAGCTGCGCTCCCCAGCACGTTGCTGTGCGGATAACCGCGCAACCACATGTCCCCACCGGAATAATCAATTTGCAAATAGGTGGTTGTTTCATCGAACAACGAATCGTAGCCCCGCAAAATCAAGGCGTCACCCGCATTCGTGATATAATAATAGAAGTCTGAAGCACTCGTCGGCCTCAATGAAACCCAATTGTACAATGATAGATTTGTGCGACTTGAAGTTTTGTCCCAATACGTTTGCCCGTCCCAAGTGAAGTTTCCTTGAAGTTGCAAATCTGTGATTTGCTGGCCTGCTGGCATATTTGTTGGCCACCCTCGATTTATCAGCCAGCCATTTGCATCAGTCCCAAGCCAGCTTTCACCAAAATCGGAAATTTTAATTGGCAAGGGCTGGCCTGCATAACCTGAAAAAACCAATTCTGGATGACCGCCATATAAATATCTCAAGAGTATTGGTGATACTCTATCGTAATCATCATGAATTAAAAACCCGACTTGGGCCATGCCGTTTACTGTCCCCCAATTCGTCCATGCAACCTGCAAATTATCCACCCCGTCTAATCGCATCCACCAATTCGTTAGGATTTCTGTATCATAAATTCTCGGCTGGTGATAAGTCCAGCCCCATGTCAATGTGCCGGCCAGCGCGTTTGTTGCGCTCGCAACGTAGTTGGTACTTGCAAGGCCATTCGTCGCGGCGGCCACGTAATTTGTTGCAGATTGCCAGACCGCGTTGGTTGAGTCCGAAACATAATTGGTTGACGCAAGGCCATTTGTCGCGGCGGCCACGTAATTTGTAATTGATTGCCATGTTGAATTTGTTGCGGCAGCGGCGATTTGATTGCTATTCGCATTGAAAAAATTGGTTGGCGCGCGCAATTCGCCATTGGTTGTTACCATAACTGGCACAAGCGTTTCCGACGCCATGCAACCAGCCAATCCCATTGTCAATAGTATGATGATTTGTTTTTTCATATCAATCCGTCAATGTTGGGGCGATTACGCCGTCAACTGATATTCCGGTGAATTTCTTGAACCCAGCCGGTGTCTTAATCCACAAGTTCCCAGCACTGTCGAAATACGTATTTGTCCCAATCCAAATTTGCCCCTGTGCATTGGGCGCCGGTGGCGTAAATGAACCGCCCTGGCTCACTGTAACAGGCGCCACGCCAGAAGACCAAGTGCAGGCTTCCTTGTCAAATTGTATGCCGTCAATCAGTTCTGAATCTATGTTCAGAAAGAAAACACGAAGTTGTGTGGCCGTGGCGGCAATCAAAAGGGCCCCATGTTTTGCGTTGTAGCGTACCTGGCTGCCTGTAGCGAGTTCTGATTCGCTTGGTGAAAGTATGGGGGCACCCCCCAACCCACAAACCAAATAAGGCAATCCATCTATAACACAGCGTTCGTACCAATGTTTGTGCCCGCTCAGAACCAGATTGACGCCAGCCCCCTTGAAATCCCAACGCAACGCCGCGTAATCGTCATTATGCCCGTCGCCGATGCTTGCGTATGGCGGATGATGTAGCACGACAATTTTCCAAGGAGCATTGCTCTTGCGTATCAAATCCAGCATGTACCTACCCTGGGGGCTTGTCTCTGTAATCCCATCCTCCTGGGCAATCGTACTACCATCATTCATGAAACCTGAATCAATGAAAAACCAATGCACATTGCCAAGCAAAATATCGTAGTACCCCTTGTTGGGCTGGCTTATACCGCCGATTGTAGATGGCGGCATGTTGAGAAATTCGCGCACCAAATCAAAACGAACAGCCGGGTCACGGTCATGATTGCCGATTGCAGAATAAAACCGTTGGTATTGGGCAACCTGCGGGCCGGCGGAACCGCGGTAGGGATAAAGAAACATCCGGTAAAGCCGGCCAAAGGTTATATCCAATTGCGTTTTTGTGCTGTCGCCCTTGTTATTCCAAATATCACCGCCACCAATCACAAAGGCCGGCCCCCAGCCCGCAATCAGGTTAGCCACACTTGCTGCCTCTTCCTTTTCGCCATCTATGTCGGCCACAAAGGCATACGTCCACGTTGCATCAGTCTTCACCTGCGGCGCAGTTCTGCAAACTTCGTAGTCTGAGCCTGGCGGGAATATGCCGAAAACATTTGGCCGCGGCTTGAAATTTACATAAACAGGCCGCGCCTCAGGCCGCATCTCCATCTTATGGCGATAAATCAAATCCGCCCGTTTCTTGGTATAAAGCTGCATCATCGCCGCGCCGGCCTGCATGTCGTCCTCATAAAGCATCAAATGCTGCGCTTTTACATAAACAGCCAACACATCAACCAATTCAACGCCTTCATCTTTATCGTTTTGTTCATCGTGGATGGATGAAAGTTTGATGATGTCGTTGTCTGCAAACCGCCGCTTAATCCCTGACCACTCAATTACAACGCGCTCGGTTGATTCAATTCTATGCCCGATGAAAATGTAATCTGAATCAAGGCAGTACCGGCCCCAATTATACCGGCAGCCTTTGTCAGTTATTGGGTCGGCATGATGAAATCCCATCGGCAATGGGGGGGCACCCGGCTGAACAATCTTTTTCCACAATGGCCGGCTGGCATCAAGCCAGTCCCAAAATATATGCGAATTATCTTCCCATTCATAAACCACGGGGCAACAATCCGTTTCTTCTGGCAGAGTATAAATGCGAATCACCTTGCCGCGCGGCTTTTCCAGAACAGTGGCCCCGCAATAAAACAAGGTTGAACAGAATGGGAAAACATCAATATGCCGCTGCTGATAAAAGGAATCGAATTGTTGAATATCAATCAAGCCGGCAACCAAATCGTCGCGGTGCTGTTTGGTGAGGTTTTCCGCTTCCCCGTCGGGGAAGGCCTTGGCAATTACTGCCTTCCTTAAATCAGCAAATATTGTTGACATGGCTATCTCCAAAAACTGCCTTGCCTAACTTTACTCAGGCGGCAAGCCACGTCAACATTTTATTATGTGGCCTTTTTAGGCCGGCCAACTTTGACTTTTACGCCGCGGCTGATTGGCTCACCGCCTTCGCCAGCCAGTACCCCCGCAGAGGTTGCAGGGGCGGCCTTTACCACAGCCGCTTCTGCACTTGCCTGTGCCACCGCAGGCTGGGCAGGGGATAACATCACTTGTTGTTGCGGCGGTTGCGGTTTTGGCGGTGGCCCCCAATGCGGACTTAAATCCACTATTCGCAATTGCGGGATTGATTGGCTGGGCGGGCTTGTCAGTTGTTTTTTTTTCAATTCATCGTAGATTTCTTTTGAAATCTCGACAACGCCGCCAATATGACGTTTCAAGCAAATCTCAATCGTTTTCAGTTCAGGCGCGTCATCGGCCAGTTCGAGTATCCCGTATTCATCAGGTATTGGGGTAAAGACAATTTGATTGCCTTCATGAAATATGGTTGTTTTGATATTCGATTTTTTAAAGTATCGCATATCAAACCTTTGTGTTTCAGGTTTAGCTCTTAAGGCCAGTAGCCAACGCAAACATTGGACGGATAGACTGTCGCCCCGCTCGCGTTTGAAATGGCGGTCAAAGCCAAATACTTGGCCCCACCGAAATTAGTAAATGGCAGCGTGGCGAAAAGGTTCTGGACATTGGTTGTCTTGTCGCTTGTAGAAACCGCTAGGCTGATTGGCTGGTTCGACGTCCAGTAAACATTGTCTGCTGACACATCAAACTTGAGCGTCAAGCTTACATTGGTCGCTGCGGCCATCTTCAACCGGCACACCACCCCCAGCGGGCTGCTTCGTGGCGCCGCAAATGCAGCACCAACAACATTTGATTGCTGGCTCGCCCCAACTGAGCTTGGCAGATAGGCGCTGCCAAAGTTCTTGTAACCATAGTTGTCGGGGCCAGGTACAGAAATACTAGGCCCCGTCCAAGTAGCAGCGCACAAAATCAGTACGCTGGCAGCCAATCCAATTGCAATTGCGATTTTCTTCATTTCATCCTCCGTTAAATTGATTAGTTGTCGTCGTAATCGCCGGCTTCCTGAGTGTGGTCAGGTACTTCGTCGGCAATATTCTCGCCAATCCAATCGCCAGCCGGGCACTCGGCTATTTGCGTGTGCGTTGTGGACATCAAAGTCGTTGTCTTGGTCGGGACACGCATCACGCAGCGATATGAATTATCAACCGCAGCAAGCGTTTGCAAATCACCGGTCTTGTGGACAACTCTGTTGCTGCCCAGAATGCCGGTGTAATTCTTGCTCCAGTCAATAATCCAAATCCTGTTGCCGAAGTTTTTCCAAGCCGCGTTGCCGGTCGCCGCGGCGCGGGCCTCGCATTCATCCCGATAATCGTCAAAGAACCTGTCGGTGATGATGTTGAGGTAACAGTTCGGGTAATCCAGATAGAACCGTTTGAACGTGAAGCCAAACGGCGATTTCTGCTCCCCACTGCTCAGGTCAATGTTCATCCGCAGCAGGCTCTTGCTCTTGGCCTCATAGTAATTGATGAGGGCCTGCTGGAACAGGAGCGCATAGTTCGACGGCATGAACACGTCAACCTCGTTGCTCTTGTTGCCGGTATCGTTGCGGATACGCAGCAACCGATAGAGCATCTTCTGGAAGCTCGGTATGCTGAGCCGTTGCCCTTGGAAATCACGCACACGCTTGCATTGCAACCATTGCTCATACCAACCGATTGAGTTGGCCTTGTAACCAACGCAACGGCTGCCGTCAATTGCCGCAGTGGTGATTTGCTGCAGGCTGCTGACGGTGTTGATGTCCTGATTCGGCAACGGCTGGTTGAAGAACATGGTATTGACAAACCGCCTGTAGAAATCTTCACCAGCCTGCCGGTTATACTCGACTACAGGCAGATGGAAGTAATTCGCATACAGCGGGTTATTGGCCAGAACCAACCCCAACCATTCCTCGTATTGCTCGTCAATCGCCAGAGCATCACGAACAGTTTCAACCCAGAACGGTTGCTCGCTGTGGCTAATCAAGCCAGGCGGCTGAGCACACCAGCTCTCAAAATCGGATACGTTGGCTGTACCACGATAGACAATGGCGTTCACCGGCCCATTTGTCCATGTATGACTCGATACTGAAACCTTGCGTGAAGCCGGCAAATTGGAAGGCCCGGCAGTCAAAGCCAACCGGATGGTTTGAGTGCCGGAATTCACAGTTGAATCAACAACTGTCCACGCCGCCCGCACAAGTGAACTGCCATCGTCGCCGACAGACTCAGTCCAGACACGCTCGCCAACATTGAACCAGCGGGTGTCCACCGGTATGCCTGTGCGGCTGGAAACGTTTATGTCCCAGTAATCGGCGCCGCTAACCTGCACACCATGCCCACCTGCCCCCTCCCAGTAATTGTTGTTGATGGGGCCTTTGCGCCGGCCCAAAATGTATGGGCGAATGCGAATAAGCCCGTTGCTCATGATTTCGGTGCTTATCCGTTTCGACAAGTCCACTTTGTTGGCCAAAAGAAACTTGGTCAACGGGGTTTGCTGCGCCTGGCAGGCGTTCAATTCAAGTTGATGCATGAACAACGCGCCCATGATGCGATATTTCCCATCCGAACTCAGGAACATATCGTCCAAATCGGTGGGCGAAGGTACAATTGCATTGCACGTTGTTACACTGCTTGCGCGGGCAATGTCGGTCGTCAGTGCTGGTATGCACGCCTGAAAAATATTTGTTATATCGCTTTGTGCTGGCATAGCTCAATCCTTTCTACAACCAATTTAACACCGCAACTTAATAATGCCAGCTAGTTAAATCGGCATCTAATGAATATTATGTAATTGAGCTGTAATCCATTATAAGATAATGGGTTTCTTATTTTATGTGATGGCGCCTGATGGCGGTAATCCGTTCAAAAGAGCATTCAAAAGCTTGCTCCCAGGCCCCTTTAACCCGCCTGATTGAGTGGTTGTTTTTGTGGCTACTGGCGCGGCGGCGGTTGATGGTGAAAGCGGCTTGCTAGCCGCCGGCGGCGGCATTGGCGGCGGGCTATTCAGCGCGATTTCCGCCGCTTTATCGGCCTTGCCGGGCTTTTGCAGGCCGTATTTGCGCTCGACAATTTTTTGGATGCGCTCCTGTTCTTGTTGGGCTTTTTCTTTCGCTTCTTCGAGAATGAGGTGATTGTTGATTGCAATAAGCGTTTGCGGGTCAAGTGTCCATCGCTTTGCTTTTTCCGCATCAGACAACTTGTTATACTGGGTAACAGAAATAAATTGCCGGCCTTGGCCATCTTTTTGCTCTTCTTCAGGCAGGCTGGTAATGTATTTTTCGATGTTGGCAACCGCCGATACAACGGCATCAGTTTGCCGTTCATCAGCCAGCCCGTTGATGAACGATTCAACTGTCGCCGCAAACACAGCCGCTGCCTGAGCCGCGGATTCAATTATCTCGGCTGATTCAGGCGCAAGTTCGGTCAGTTTATCCCTTGAGAATTTCCCGTCCTTGAACACTTCATCAAAGGCATCTTTGCCGACCATTTCATTCACAACATCAGCCGCGGCGCTTAAGGCGGTTTGCATTATCTTCGGCTGCACTTCTTTGAGCTTGGCTTGCTTAACTGTTTGCTCAAGCTCCTGAACTTTTGAAGCTATTGGCTTCAATTTCAACTGTTCCTGTGCCTTTTCGAAATCAGCTTGCGAATAGTTGAAGCCGATTTTCTGACGCAGATTCGCGGCGTGTTCATTCCATGCCTCTGCCATTGCCGCGTTGCGTTCCTCATCGCTGGCAAAATTTTCGGGCGGGTTCGCCTTTTCCCACTTGTCGCGGAATGTATCCGCATCTTTTTCAAGGGTAGCCTTGAATTTCAGCGCCTTTTGCGGGTAATCCTTGTACTTGTCTGGGTACAAGTTGGCCATTTCAACAATGACCTCATAAGCCTGCCGGTCTTCCTCAGGCAGTTTATCCGGCGGAATAATCTCTTCTTCAGCCGGCTGCGCTGGGGGCGGTGTTTTCGTTTTTTCATCTTTATCTTTCAGCGCCTTGGCAACCCCCCGCGCCGCCGCCTCAGCAATTTTCTCCGGGTCAATCTCCGGATAATCCTTTGCCTTTTTAATGCGCTTGGCAGGTGCCGGGGGCGGCGTTGGTTCTTTTGGTTTGTCATCCGCCTGGGACGGTTCCGCCGGTTGGCCAAGCAAAGTGGAAAGCACCTTGCCGGCTACCTCAGGCGGTACAGTCTCCGGTTTTTCTGCCGATTGATTCTGTTGCTTGACAACTTGTTGGTTGTCGGTGTCTTGTTCGACAGTTTGATTTTGGATTGTGTCTTTGTCGTTTTCCATAGGTTAGATTTGCACTTTGTTCAAGGTTACGGTTTTCTTGTCCAGCTCAGACCAAATCATGTCCAATCTCTCCTGACACGTCTTCCATTCAAGGGCAGCGCGTGCATTGGAATTGGCGGCATCCATTATTTTCGGATACGCAAGGAGAGCATCCGCCAAATCACAGCCAGCGAGAATTTTGTGGTAATCAGCGCGATTTTCAATCACGCGGCGTAGGATTTCCATTCCTGGGTGCTGGAAAAGCGCCAGTAAGTTTTGAATTTCCACCTCAGTTAGTGGTGTTTTTTCAATTACCATATAGTTCAATCTACATTATCCATCACTTGAGTTCAAATCTTTTTTTCATTGAGGCGGCATCGGCATTTGAACCATGGGCGCCTCAGGCGGACTGGCCGGGGCATTGGATGCCGCGGTGATTATGGTGCCAAGGTTTTTGACCGCCTGCGCAATTTGATTGATTTGCTCGGCTTGCGCTTGGTCAATCTGATTGTTCTGTTGGGCCAAAGCACCCAGCGCCTTTTCTATTTCACCAACCTTGGCGGCTATCTGGCTAATGGCGGCTGATTGCTGTTGAATGGCGGGGGCAGTTTGTTGCGCCGCCATTTGCGCGGCGCCCTGGGCAATTTGCTGGGACATCTGCTGGAGTTGCCCCGCCAACATCTGCATTTGCGCCAACGTGCCGGCTTCAGGCGAAATTTTAATCTCAAAATCGTCAGGCGCCCCCATCATGCGGGCTATGCGATTGAACATAGCAACAAACCATTCAACGCCAATCTTCTGAGCAAGCTCAGGCTGGCCAACAACCGCTTGAATAGTTTGAAGCATAACCTGCGCAGTTTGCGGACTGGCCAGCCGCGTATTGCCTTCGCGGGACGACAGGAAACCGCCAACAGACAATTTCCGTTTATCGCCGCTAACCACAATCTTCCCCCTGTAGGGAGGCCATGTGAATTTGAAACCCAACGCTTCCCTCAACATATCGAGCTTGGGCAACGGGACGGCATTCACTTCCGCGGCGAATTCTTCGTCCATGAATTCAAGGGATGCCTCATAAAGCTGCCGTTTCATGGCCGCTATGGCGTCGTAAATGAAAGTTTCGATGTACTGAACGCGCCCGCTTGTGTTTTGGTTGATAATCCGAACCTCCTCCGCCGTTTGAATATGCCCCGCAGTTGTTCCCAGTTCCTGGGCGCTCATGTTCAGGGCGCGCTCCATGATGTTGAAAACGGTGTTGAGAATTGAAATCAATTGGGTGGTGTCTTGGTATTGAAAATTGATTGGCTGGAACATCTCCGCCGGATTAAGCCCCTCCGCCTGCTGGCGCATCGAATCATACGGAAACCAAATGCAGGCTGTTGCATCCTTGTGTTTGGCTTCTATTTCGCGGATTTGTGATTCTGAAACCTGCCGGACATCGTACCGGATTACCTTCATCAGGTTTTGCCGAATGGTGATTATGTGCTGCATCAGAATGTTCCCCACCAAATCCTGCCAGGGCAAACATTCAAGCGCAAAGGACGGGTTCAACGAAAGGCCATCATCAGAATCGCCACTCCAATAGACCAACGGGCAATACGGTAATGGTTCAGCCCAAATTACTGTGTCGTCATTGGCAACAACAAACCTAATCCAAACGGGTGTTGAAACATCAGCAAGCCCCCAATCCTTGGGGATAACTTTCATGAACAAATTGCTCACGAAAACCGCCTTGTCCTTTTCGTTTGTCGTGTATCGCTGAGATTCAATTTGCCGATTGTTAGTCCAGCCGCCGACAAAATCGGGTGGCGAAATCACGCAGGGATACATCTCCTGAAAATACCCGTGACTTATCTGCGGGTCGAACCAGTTTTTCCCGTACGTTACCTTGTCAGTGTTGTAGTATGGCTCCCTTGTAATGCTGCCATACTTCATGATGTCCCAATAACAAGCCCACTCACAGCCTGTATCAGAATTGATTGTTGCCGGACGATAGGTTTTGTCGAAAGCACATCTTGTTGGGTGCGGGATGTTGTAGCGTAATCCTTCTTTCTTGGTGTAGGTTTTGCCTTCGTCATCAAAATCTTCCTCGTAATACCATGCTTCAGCGGGGAACGTGATGCACCACCCGTATTTGATGGCGTGCAGAATAGCCGATTTAACAACCGCCTTGAGGCCGCAATTTTCAACCATCTGGCGGCCAATCAAGTTGGTCAGAATCTCGCCAATCAATTCAAATGCTTCAGTTGTGTGAACGGGTTGGTAAACAAAGAACGGGTCATTATCCAAATCATTGAAAATCTTGCCTGCACGCGCCGTGACATACGCCTTTACAATCGGAACGAAAACCCTGAAAAAAGTGTCCGTGTTCAGGATGTATTCCTTTTCTTTTTTATCATTCACGGTGATGGTGAAGAGAGTTTCTTCTGATAATCCCCATATTTTCAATTGCTGCCGGACGTCCTCAGGATTTTTGGCTGACGATATGATTTTGCGGATTATAGTTGGCGTGATTTGGCTGAATGGAACATTCCATGCTTCATCTATGGCTCCGTAAACCCGCCAATCCTTCAGGCTATCCATTCGCGCCTGGGCAATCCGGTCAACAATGAGGTCGTAAAACTCCTTTTGCTTGCCTTCAAGTTGCTCCCTGTCCTTGGTGAAGATTTGCTTCAGCTTATCGCTGGTGATTGATTTGTAGGCGCGCTTGCCGCCAGTAGGCTCCTTTCTGGTGATACCAAGCGCATCACCAATGGCTTGAACGAAACTTGCGCCTATCTCTTTTGAACTAGTATTTTTCGCCATTGGATTCCTTTTCCTTTGCCTCTTCCTCTTCTTCCTTTGTTTCGGTCTCTTCCGATGCCTCTTCGACACTATCACCGACTATTGAAAGAACATCAAAACAGATTTGGCTATCGGTATTGGATTGGCCTCTTAATTTGCGCCTGCTGACTTCCGTGCACCTTGCCTTGATTGTCATTTCAATCACTTCACCCAACTTGGGTTCGCCAAATTTCTTCACGAAATTGTCGGCTGCATCGAAATGCAAATCCAAACGCGGGTAATATGGCTCTGATTTTTTCTTTTTCCTTGGCTCCATTTCCTCATTAAAAACAAGGCCGCTGGGCGGTGTGTAACTCAAATCCAATTCGTCATTCGTTTCTTTCATATACACCTCAATCATTGACTTTTGAATGAAGCTACCATAATGTCAATTGGTAGTCAACGGTTATGGAAGAGAAAAAAGCATGGGTGCCAAATGTATTTCCAAAACAGATGGCCGTTATCACTGACCCAAAACGTTACGTCCTTGTCAGCGGGCCACGGTATTCCGGCAAAACTGTTGCGTGTTTGCACGCCGTTGCCTGGCATCTTTGGAAGACGCCGGGAGCACGCGGTGTCATGATTGGCCGGTCAATCGGCGACAACCTCAATGAAGGCGCATGGTCGGATTTGATTAACACCATTTTACCCCAGTGGTTTGAAGCCGATTTCGGCATGGAATTTTATTACAAGGACGTGAGGCGCGGGCCAGTTAAAATGGAGCCTGTAAGTCACAGGTATTATTTCGAGGTAACAAACCAATACTTTCCCGAACTCGGCGAGCAAGGCGGTATTTCGCGCATGTATCTGGATTCGCTTAAAGATGAATCAGAAGTCGAACGTTACCGTAACCGCCGTTTTTCACTCATCTGGATGACCGAGCTTTCAAACTTCAAACGCCGGCATACATTCGACGTTCTTCAGGAATGCCTGCGTTGTATGCATTTGACTCCTGAACAACACAAATTCATTTCTGACACCAATCCCGCCGATGAAGGCGAAGATTCGTGGATTTACAAGTTGTGGTATTATTTCAGGAAACTTAACCTTGACCACCTTGAGCCTGAGGATGAGGAGTATTTGAACCTGAAAGATATTCAGGGAGTTGCGCGGACTAAAATGCTGGCGAACCTTCGGAATCTCCAGAAAGAATTGTCCGTACACGAAATTCATGTCGGCGATAATGCATTTATCTCGGATGAACAGAAAGCCGCGCAACAGGCCAAGTACGCGCATAATCCCGATTTGTACCGTCGTTTCTACTTGGGCCAATGGGTGCGCGCCACTTCAGAAGCCATCTTTGCCAAAGTCTGGAAACCAACCGTCCATATTATCGGCGGCAAATCAGTTGATTTCGCCAAGCCTGATAGAGAGTTGGAAGATACAATCATGTTGCCGGAAGAAAACACCACAACTTTCATCATGGGCTGGGATATTGGCAGCGTGCGCAACCACGCTGTTATCGGGCCGATTGAGAAAATCCAGATTGAATACCCTGACCAAATTGAGAATGGCAAGCCCCGGATTGAGGTGGCGTTCAAGGTTTTGGATGAATTCGTTTCCATCAATCAGGAATTGTCCCTGAAGGAAATAACCGAGGAAATCATGGAAATCATGGATTTCTGGGAGCAACAGTTGGGCCGGAAAGCTTTGTGGCGTCATTGGTCTGATACATCGGCATTCGATTACAAAAACATTGCCGATTCGTATGAGTCCAAGGAGATTTACCGGTTTTCAAATGGCCGCATTGTTCTTCAAAAATGCCAGAAGGGCGATATTGAATCCCGTGTTGATTTCATCACGCGGCTGTTGCATCAGGACAGGCTTTTTATTTCCGGCCCGCGTTGCCAGCATCTAATCGAAATGTTTGAAAGCTTTCGACGAACCAGGGCCGGCAAAATTGACAAGGCATCTCCTCTCAAACATTCATTCGACGCCTTGTCCTACGCCATTTGCATGGAAGCCTGGAACGAGATGATGACTTCAGTAAGGCAAATTCGAGTTGGCAAAAACCCTGCGAGTGGTAGTATAATAGTAACAAATATGGGATGATATATGGCAAATTGGATTCAAAATGCAATCAAGAGGAAGGGCGCGCTGAAACAGGCCGCTCAACGTGCCGGCATGAGCACAATGGCTTTTGCACAGGCGCACCAGCACGATTCTGGAGTAACAGGACGGCGGGCGCGACTTGCGCTCATTTTGAGCAAGTTACGCAAGAAAAAGAAATAGGCAACGCGCCGGAAACACCCCTGAACGCACTGGCAACATTCAGGAAAACGGCGCGTTGCCCGAATCACTTGCGTGCCTGGCATTCGGCCAGTGCGGCGGCAAGATTGATTACCTGAGCCTCCAACTCAGAGTAAGCTGTTGCGCTGTGCCAGATTTCATTTTTCTGGGCCACGTACGTTCCCGCCACCGTTTCCACTTTCGTCCCCGCTTTCAGCACCAGTACCCTGGGTTGATAAATGTTGTACGGTGGCGATGGCTTCGAGCCGAATAATCCGCTGGCGCAGCCTGTCGGCCCGAATATGGTCAATGTCATCAGTAGAACGGCGCAGCTTATCAATTTCATCCTGTTGGTTATCATAGTATTCCGCAATCTCTTTCGCCAATCGCCATCGCGCACTGACCAGTCGCAATTCCAAATACGCCGCAACTGCACGCAGCAAGTTGCCGATGATTGTCAACCAGCTCATTTAACTAATTTGACGCTGGCAAGCCAATCAAGCACATAAACAATTGCTTTTAGAATTTTTGAATTTTCGACTTTCGCCAAAAATTCATCATCTTTGGTGTCCGGTGTGCTTTCGACAACCTGATGCCAAATGGTGAAGACCGGCTTCAAGGCCAGGCGCAATGCCCCAATTGCAATCAAAATTGTGGCAACAACCGGATATTTGACCACCAAATCATAAACCCAAGATGGAGCCTGAGCGTCAGTTGATGTCCCAGTTTCCTGTGCGAAACCACTGAATGTGGCCGCAACAGCCAACAGAATTATCAGTTTCACTTTCATCATTTCAAAGGATACAACAATCGCTCATGTCTTTCAAGTGATTCTTTGATGGCCACTGTATTCGCTTCAATTTTGGCCAGGCTCAATTCAAGCTTGGCCATTGATACCCTGATGTTATCAATAATCTGCTGCTGTTCTTTTACTTGGCTTTCCAGAGCGGCCAAGCGATATGGAAACAGTACAAAGAAATAAATGACAAAAGCAATCGGCGTTATCACGGAAATAATCGTGCCCAATCGGCCCCAGTTTATTTTAACTAGGAACTTTCCATTTCCGTTGCCGTTACTATTTGTTGTCTCGCTCATGATTCAAATTTACCCCTTATCTATCAACTTGCATCTTTTCCAGAGCCTGATTCTGTACTTGGCGATATGACAACCTGCATCTTGTCAGCAAATAGTTGTGGAGCAATGCTTTTCTGTTTGGTTTGTCTCTTGGCACTCCCACGTACTTCGGCCCCCTTAACCGCCTCGCGCGCCCAGGAAAGTTGAATGCGTGAGACAGCCTCAAGGCTGGCCGTCAATTCAGCAAGCTCAGGGACACTATCCGTTCTCTCAATCATCTCGCTGATTTTCTGAGCCAGTTTTTCAGCCCTTTCGATGTTGCCAATCGCATGAGCCTGCATCACGCCAACCGCTTTTGATGAGACCCATTCAGCAAAGGTTTCCTTGTTCTGTATTTTTGCAATTGCATTCTCAGGCAGGCCAATGGCCTTGGCTGCTGCCAGAGCTTTCCTTTCGCTTACATCCGGCGGCTCGGTTGTAAGCGCAGCCAATGATTCGGGTTTGATTAACTGATTCTCATTTGCCATAAAATGAATTGTAGCTGGGCGGCCAGCAATTGGGAACCAAATTTATCCAGGCATTGGATTCGTATGCCCAGCAATCACACTCATAACGCGCTTTTGTGGGCATGTGACAATAACAGCCGGTGTATTTGCCCTGAACCAAAGGCGAGCCGCAGCTACGCAGCGGCGCATAAAACACCGGACAACCAGCGCATTTGGCCAATCTTTTCT